CAGCGGGCACCGGCTTTAGTGCAAACCCATGGTCAAATCCATCAAGGAGGACTTGAAGTGACCTATAAGTCGAGAATTCTCCTGGGCGATGGCACAGGAGAAATCGTGACTCAGGAACTTTACGTAAACAATGTAAAGCAACCTGATCCCACGAAATATATCTCTAAACTTGTAGGTTTTCAGGAAATGTCGTCCGACGGTCACCCCATACGCCTATTAGGTCGTACAGGGAGAGACATCGGAGGACCGTTCTATTCAGCGAAGGCTGAGATGACGGGTAATCCCGCGAGGGTTTACACGCGCTCTCCAGGTTATGTCTCCTATACCCACAATGGGCCTTTGTATGCTTGGACGTATACAAAGACCTTGGGTAAAGCGGATCTAGTGGCTCCTGTTTCACAGGCTACACTTGATGCGTGGGGCACAACTGGAATAGCACGTTCCGATCCGACAAGACCCCTTAGCGGAATGGGACAGTTCTTTGGAGAGCTCCATGAGCTCCCTAAAGTTCCTGACATCCAAGGTTGGAAGGCTACTGCTCAAAACTTTCTTCGCGGCAATGCGAGCAATCGCAAGGTTGCTAAGAAAGTGGCGAACGAGTACCTAAATTACCAATTTGGATGGCTCCCCTTCGTTAAGGATATACGAGACTTCTCGCGTACGACTATGCATCTCACTCGAAATGCACAGCAATACGCCCGTAATTCCGGTCGGCATATTCGCCGAAGAATGCCCGTATATTCTTCAACCTCGACACAAGTTGAGGAATTGGGCAGCTGGTATGGTGATCCAGCTGTTCCATTCAACTGTGTTGAAGCACCGGGTAAACTGTCGAAAACCACCACTTATAGAGTGGAAGTCTGGTTTTCGGGGGCTTTTACGTATTATCTACCTGTTCCCGATTCTCAAATCGGAGAATGGCGATACTACGAGGCTCAAGCTCAGCACCTTTACGGTGCTAGGCTTACGCCTGAGCTCTTATGGCAGTTAACTCCGTGGTCCTGGGCTGTCGATTGGGTTACAAACGCTGGAGATATGATTCACAATCTCCAGTCGTTTGCACTCGACGGCTTGGTCTTGCATTACGGCTACGTCATGGCTACACAAACCAGGACGCAGACGTGGAGTGGTGCCGGACTCCGTCTAAAAGACGGACAAGTCATCTCTACTGCTCAAACTCAGTCTGCTGTGACCAAGCAGCGAGCAGTTGCAACTCCTTATGGATTTGGGTTGGATTGGGGATCTTTTTCTCCACGCCAACTTTCCATAATAGCGGCACTCGGTATTTCCCGAGGCTAGCTGGTCCGTTAGGACTACTCACCCAGGGATCTCCCTGTAACTCCACGACAGAATTATCTGTCTTAACTGAAGAAAGTGATGCCAATGGCATTCTCCGATCCTCAATCAATCACGATCAACTCCGTTGCCATCTCTCTTCCGAGAGTTAGCTCCGGCGCCTTCACTGGACAATTTCAGTCCAATGATGGCTTGACCGTCGAAAAGATCGCTCACACGACTACGAAAAATCGTATTCGGCGTAGCCTTCGATTCGACGTCGCCAAGATCGCCGCCGATCCGCTCACCGCCGGCCAGAACAATAGGTACTCTATGAGTGCCTATCTGGTCGTCGATGTGCCTGTGACGGGATATACCGTTGCAGAGGCCAAGCAACTTGTCGATGGGATGATGACCTATCTGACTGCCTCGTCAGGGGCTAAAATCACCCAGTTTCTCGGAGGCGAGTCGTGAGACTCGCTCTCTCTGTCGCGCTACTCTGGCTTTTTCACCAGGGTACAACGCAACTTGAGAAAGTTTTAGTCGAAAGGCTAAAACAACCTGAGGTGACTCCGCCCGAAAAGCGGTAGTCAGATACGGACTATGTCCGCGGAGGAGCTAGTGCTCCTGTCATTGGCTATGGATCTTTAACCCCATATGTTATGAGGTAAGATGAAAAGCCTAATGTCGCTTTCGCAGTCCGTGCTGGCAGATGCCAGCATATGGTGTTGCACTAGCACCACTCGTGATTTTGAAACAATCACGAGACGCGTCAACCACGAAGGGATATCGTTTTTAACGATAACCCTCCCTACTTTCGCTCGAGATCTCGAAAGAGCTCTCGACGAAGGTGTGGTTGGTCCTCACCTGTTTCTTAGTTTTAAGAAACGGGGCAGTCTCCCTCGATTTCTCGGGGGTTTCTGTGACCAGGTGTTTGACCGTACTAGTGGTCGATTGCTTGATGCTCCTTCGCATACTGCAATCTTCTTTGTGCGTCAGATTACTCTGATGTTTAAGAAGATCCTCCTACCATGCTCTTCTGAGCGCGAAAGGAATGCTTATGCAAAGTACATCGAGTGTGAGTCAGAAGTCGAAAGGTTTACCGCACTTAACCGCAATTCAGCTAAGATCGCTGATTTTGGTGATATGTGCGGCCGCCTTTGGGCTGGTGTTCTCGCTGATGTGGATCTTTCGACCTACAACATCGAACTCCTCCCCAAACATGGTTCAGGCAGCACCGCCGACAAACTTTACGGCAACGCAAAGTTTGAGCAGTCAACCTGGCCACGCCGACTCGACGAATGTTTCCCAGCCGCAGATTTCATTATCTGTAACTATGGATTCAACGAAGAGCTCGAGCGTATCGACTTCTGCGAACCCGAAGCCGAAAAACCCGTAAGGGTTATTTCGGTTCCTAAAACGCTTAAAACGCCCAGAATCATAGCGATGGAACCGGCGTGCATGCAATATGCACAACAGTCCATTCTAGAAATTCTGGTTCCAGCATTGGAAGGGAGTAGTTTCCTTAACAATGCTGTAGGTTTTACTGACCAAACGCCTAATCAGCGTATGGCTAGAGAAGGATCGATAACTGGTCGTCTTGCGACGATCGATTTATCTGATGCTTCTGACCGCGTTTCAAGTCTTCTCGTCGACGTTCTATTGGCAAATCATCCTTCTTTGCGAAAGGCTGTGTTTGCCTGTAGAAGTACACGAGCAGACGTGCCTGGATTTGGGATTGTATCCCTATCCAAGTTCGCGTCTATGGGTTCAGCTCTCTGCTTTCCTATTGAGGCTATGGTCTTTCTGACCATTACCCTTATCGGTATTGAGCGAGAGCTTAATCGACGACTTTCGCAGGGCGATATTAATCGTATCCTGCGATCGGTGCGCATCTATGGGGATGATATCATTATCCCCACAGATTACGTGCGTTCCGTTGTGAGTGAACTTTCA